CATCTTTAATAGAAGGTGTTTGTACTAATTGATTGACTTCCTTACTCAATTCAGGGGTAAGCGTCATCTTTTTGCTAAATGCGGATTTGTATAAATCTTCCGCAGCGTTTTCTCTAGCTAAATTCAAAGCAGCGCGTTCACCTTCTGTACCAGCCAATTGATGCAAGGCAGCAACACGGGCATCATTTTGAGCCAATTGTCTTGCAGCCATTGAGTTAGTAGCTTCTTGAGAAACCGCAGTAGCGGCTCTTTGTGCGGCAGCAAGGCTAGGAACTCCAGCAGCTTCTCCAACAGTAGGCATAGAACCTTGTACTAATTCTTTAGCATTTTTAAGGTTAGTTACTGCTTTTTCTGCTTCATTACCAGCATATTGGCGCAATGCACGACCAATAATAGCTTCTCTGCCACCTGTATATAAAGGCTCAATTAAAGCCTTACCAGCGTTATAACCTGTTTTAAGTACTTGACCAACAATAGGAAAAGCACCGCCTAATGCACTTTGAATACCAATATTTTGTGCTTTAGCTTCTTTATATTGTTCAGGATTAAGACTAGTTTGTTCAGGAGTTAAAACGCCTGATAAAGCACCTGTTCCTACACCTTGAGCTACTTTTTGGGCAAAACTAGGAATCATTCCAGTAGTACCAATACCCATATAAGGAGCAGCTTGCCCTACTGCGCTACCTACTTGATTAACGGCACTACCTACGCCACCCATTTGAGCTTGTGTGCCTGATTCAATCTGATTAATAGCATTAACCATGTTATCGCCAGTATTGCCTTTACCGATTAACTTATCGTAGGCTTGGACTAATGCTGCTGGAGATTTAGCAATTCCTGTAGCTACATTAATAGGTAAACTTACTGTGCTAGTTAACGCTTCTTTCGCTGCTTTTGTAGCACCTGTAGGAGCAGAACCATAAGAAGATGTATAAAGCGGTATACCTTCAGGGGAATACTGTATATCTTCAGCACCTTGAGTATACATATTTCCCTTTTCAGGGCGAGCACCAGCAGTAGGATGTTGTTTTAATACTTCAGCTTGTACTTGTTCTTGAGAAGCACCAGTAGGGCCTTCAATTTTATATGTATTACCATCAGGAGCAGATATAGAGTATGTTGGCATTATTTATTCTCTTGTACAACAGTTGCTTGACCCCATAAATTTGGGGTAACTTGTTGTGCAGGTGCATTAGATGGAATAGGCGCAATAGGATTAGATTGAACACCCATTCTTGCTCCTTGTGGCCCAGCCGCCATAGCAATGTCATTTTGAGCTTGTTCACGCATACGAGCTTTTTGAGCAATAACAGCTGGAGCATCACCAATATCAGGGAAATAAGTTTTTCTATTTGTTTCAATTTCATGTGCATTAGTACCAGCACCTGTTTTAAAGCGTAAATATGCTTCAGTCCATTGATTTTGAGCTTGTTTTGCTTGTTGTGCAGAAGCAGGAGTTAAAAAGTTAAATATTCCACCAGCCATACTTGTGGTTGCTTGAGATTGAGGTTTATTAGGATTAAATCCTTTAGCATAAACATCATTTAATTCATTATTAGCACCAACCATTTGACTATGAAATACAGCGGCTTTACCTTGTGATTCATTTAAAGGTTTACCATTTTGCATTTCAAAAGCAGCTTTAGCTTGATCAACAGCAAGTCTGCCAGCACTTATTTTTAATTCTTCTTTTTGATAATCGTTCATTTTGTTTTTGTAATCAGTAAATGAACCTTTAAAACCATCGGATTTAGCCGCTTCAAAATTAAGCATTTCATCAGTCTTTTTAGGAATCATATTTCCTACAAGTGCCGCTTTGTATTCCGAACCTGCACCATATGGATTATTTGTATTTATTTCACGCAAAGCAGCAGATAAATCAGGCTTAGTAGCAGGTGTTACTGCTGTAGGCATTGGTATATTACCAGTATAAGGCCCAGCTAATTCTGTAGTTTTTTCAGGAGTTCCAGTAATTAAATTAGTAATAGCTTCTTCTTTAGTGGCTTTTCCACTACGAATCTTCTCAGCTAATTTAGCGGCTTCTGTATCGCTTTGTTTTCCCATGTAGGCAGCAGTAATCATATTAGCTACTGGTTGTAACATTTGAGCAAAACTAGGCGCAACATAACGACCACTAACCATTTGTCCTTGTGGTTGTTGATTTTGTTGCATCAACATTTCAGAAAAGCGTTGTTGACGATTTAAAGCCTGCTGTTGAGCATAATCTTCAGGGGATAAATTCCCAGTTTGGGATAAGTTGTAATCTGCCATTATGCTTCTCCGTTCCAGCTAGTTGGCGTTTGACCACCACCGCCATATCCGTATACATTTTCTGCGCCATATTTATCCATAGCTTTTTGTGCTTGGTCATAAGGGTCTTTTTTACGCAACATAGCAGCCATAGCTAAAGGACTTAGTCCTGAATATCCGTTGCCATGACTTGAAGGTTGTGCATATTGATTACTTTGTGCAAGTTGTTGATTCATATACGCTTGTTGTGCCGCAGCATTTTGAAATACAGGCATCGTATATTTTTGGTCATCTTGAGGAAAATAGGGGGCAATGTCGCTGATATATTGGCTCATAATTTTGCGTAATCCACCATTTTGTAACCGTCAGGTCGAGTAATAACCGCTTCAGGCATAATTTCTTCAACTTCTTGAGCCATAACACCAATATGTTTACCGTGTCCTGCAAATGGGTCATTCCTAAATTCAGGTTTGTATTCGTATGTGTAAACATTTAGACCGTTAGATAGTTCTCCAACTTGTTCAATGTTTTCTTTCATGCGGATGTCAGAACCCATAATTGCTGCCGCGCCCAAAGTACCGCCAAGACCCATTAATCCGCTATTTAAGCCTGATTGTGCAGCTTGCTGGGCGTTATATGTACCAAGATTGTAGTTACCAGCCGCAGTTGTAGCACCCAATAGATCAGCACCAGCAGTTGTAGCTTGTTGTGGCACATTTTGAAATGTTGGGTTTTGAACTTGTGCGCCAGTACGCAATGCACTTAAAGTATTAAGTGGCATATTGTAATTGGTCAATGCTTGGTTATATTGTTGTTGTTGCGCTGCATTACCCAAATTAGCATTAGTCATTTGATTAGCAAACTGTTGTTGTGCCAACGCATTATTACCTTGTTGCTGTGCTTGCTGATTGGTATACATTTGTTGCAATGCAGGATTATTAGCTGCTTGTTGCGCCAATTGATTCTGATATTGCTGTTGTTGTGCTTGATTATTAAAGCTTTGACCAGCTAATTGATTGGTATAGTTTTGCTGACCAGCTTGATTGCTTAAATTAATATTTGATAGCTGTGCTTGATTTTGATTAATCATGGCAGCATTGTTAGCTTGTTGAGCAGCTAATTGATTTGAGTAACCTTGTTGATTTTGTTGTGCATTAAATCCTTGACCAGCTAACTGATTTTGATAATTTTGATTCATTGCCGCATTATTAGCTTGTGTACCAGCTAATTGATTTTGATAACCTTGCTGGCTTGCAGCATTATTAAACCCAACATTAGCCAATTGATTTTGATTTTGTTGAGTAGTAGCTTGATTGCCAAACTGTCCAGCTTGCAAGTTTTGGTTAAACATTTGATTCTGAACTTGTGCGCCTTGAAGCTGAGCTTGAGTCAATAGGTCGTTTTGACCTTGATTAAAGCTACGCATAGCATTGTCATAAGCTTGAGTTCCCTGAACAATACCTTGATTAGCCAACTGAGCTTTTTGTGATTCAGCTTGTTGTGCCATCTGAGGATTTAAACGGCTCATCAATAATTGAGTTGCAGTATCCCATCCTTGCATACCTGTACCAGCTACATTTCCTTGTAATTGTGCGGCATTGCCCATTCCACTAAATTGTGGGCCTTGTCCGACCATATTATTTTGTTGTGCTTGACCTACTTGCAAGTTTTGTGGGCCTTGTCCTACTTGACCTAATTGTGGGGCATTACCCATTCCTTGTGCTTGTTGTGCGCCACCTACCATACCCATGTTTGGGCCTTGACCTGCCATTTGCAGATTGGCTTGCCCTGTTAATGGGTTTATATTTGCTTGACCAACATTAGTAGTAATAGGGCCTGTTTGTGGATTAAATCCACCACCCATTACATTTTGAACTTGACCTAATTGAGCGTTAATAGCCCCGCCAAGACCCAAACTAGCGTTGTTTTGGGTATCTAAAAGCTGTTGTCCTACATTATTAAGGGATGTAGTAGCAGTCCAAGTAGGGTTACCTTGTGAATCAACACCATTTTCAGCGTAATTTAAGTTGCCGTAAGGTGTAATTTGATTTACACGATTGGCAGCAGCAGCAGCCTGAGCAGCAGTTAAATTACCTGCCGCAGTTGCTTGTGCTGCTCCTGTATAGTCAGGAGCAGGAGGGGGACTAGGGGCAGGCCCTAATCCTAAAAATCCACCACCACCCATATCATTCTCCTCTTGCTGTTCTCAAAGGACATTGGATGTCAAGCCACCGACATTCCTCTCTCCGCATAGCCATAATCACTAAATCACCATCCATATGGGCATCAGGGATTTCGGCTATTACTTTAAAGCCCAAGTGTCGGTTTAACTTTAGGGCATCTGTGTTATCAGCACAAACTTGCCCTAGTATAACGCTAACTCCTAGAATATTAAAGGGATAATCAAAAGCCGCCCACAATAAATCTTTACTAATCCAATTAACTTCACCTGCCGCAGCAATGTGAATTTGACACGCTTTTGGCATAAATCCGTTAAATCCTACTACTGCTACTAAATTACCGTCAATTTCTTGACCTATTGAAACCGTATCTATTGGCATTGGGTGGTTCATCATCCGAACAAGCCAATCGCCCATATATTTTTGATTTTCAGTAGTAACCCTTCTCACAGTACCCCGCCACGCTCCATTACATAATCGGTAGATGCCCAATGCAGTTCAATATTACGGCTAACAGCGTTTAAATTGATAGAACCGCTAAATCCTAGTCCTGTAACGCCTTGCCAAACCTTAGTCGTAATTAACCCGCCTGACCATACATTGTTATCCCATTTAGCAGAATCCCAAATACCTTCAGATTGTGTTGTAGGATTAAATGAAACTGCTCCAAGCTGGGACTGAGTGTCAAAATCCACGCTAAGACCGCATAAAACGGCTGGTACGCCACCTGTAGACTGAAGAATTGGTCTAACCATCATAAAACGTTTTAATTGACCTGCGCTGTCAAAATAGCTATAAGCTTGTTGTGCAGTTGCGCTAATGTTGTTGCCGTCATCGGACAAAGCACTATACAAAGTGCCTACAACTCCATCACTACCAAAGTGCATATCGGCATCGCCTGATACTTCCCAGCAATAACCTTGAATACCTGTAAATCTTGCCCAAGCTTTAGTAATGGTGTGCATTACATATTGCTCCATTCCATTAGGAACAGGAATACTTAAAATTAACATATTTTCAGAAGCAAAATAGTTAATTTGCCAGCCAAACTGTGCAAAATATAAGGTAGCTGCTTGGCTAATAGGATAGTAAATCTTGTCTGTTAGGTTTACTCTAGGGTCTAGTCGGCTAGATTGCAATGCAGAAGCAAGTGGTACAAGTCCATCTTGAGTAAGCAAAAGAAGGTCACCAGCCCATTTAAAGAAGCATCTACGATTAAATGTCTGTCCTAATTGCCAAACGCCTTTTAATGCCCAATTTGCGGGATCGGCAGGGTCAGTACCGTTATATACAATGACTTCACCCATAGAAGTGACAAATACAGCGTAGTCATCTGCGCCTTGTCCAGCATCAAGAGTCCATGTACCCATAGCTTGCAAATAACCTGAATTTCTAGCAATTCCACCAAAATAAAGGGGAGAAGCTGCGCCACCAATAGCATTTACATCTAAAAACCAAGCATTTAAAGTGTCTTTTTGCGTAAAATATAAGCGATTTTTAAACAGGTTTACATTGATAAAAGTTGATGAATCTGCGCCTGTAATGCCTAAAACTGTGTATGTACCAACTACTGTAGCGTTAGCAGTAGGCGTTGTTGCCATAGTGTAAGTAAAGGTAGTTGCACCTGTTACTGTAATGACATAAGTGCCGTTATAGTCATTTGCAGTAGCCCCTGAAATAGTAACCCTATTGTTTGTTATTAGTCCATGTGCAGTTGTGGTAGTAAGTGTAGCGACTGCTCCGACATGAGTAATAGTAGAAATTGTTGCAGCCGTACTTGTTGTAGCTACATAAAACCATGCACTACCGTCATAAATCATTACAGGGTCTACACCATTGCAAGCAACTAAAAAATGCCCTGCTTGGTTGGTCATATTGACAAATTGTAATTTATCGCTAGAAATATTACTAAATACTTTAGTTGCAGGGTTAGCTTTAGTTTCCCAAATATCTGTTCCTGCTGCGCCAAATAGTTTATATCCGCTAGTTTGGGTGTAATTCATTAAAGTATTTACGGGGGTAGTAGCTTGGTTTAAATATGTACCGACTACTGTAGCATTGCCAGCAGGAGTTGATGCCATGTTATAAGTAAAGGTAGTTGTGCTAGTAATGGTAATCTTAAATACACCACTATAGGCAGAAGGGGTAGTCCCTGAAATAGACACATAAGCACCAGTTACTAAACCATGTGCTGTAGCTGTCGTTAAAGTAGCTATTGCATTTACATGGGTAATACTACTAATAGTCTTTACGCCAGTAGAAGTAGTTAATACTGAAACTACTGTATAACCCTTACGCATCGTGACATCGGTTGGGGTTGGATACCAATTAACAAGCTGAACCGCATCTAGCGGTTGCATATTTGCCAATGAATCCCTACCATTCCAGCCACCTACGGGCGAGGGAACAGAAGTTGTATTTGCGTTAAATTTTTTAGCTACGGCCATTATTAAGACCCATAGCCAGTATCGGGGATGTTAGCCCAACCAATCAATACAGCACTTGGCTGTGGAGCGAAGGACAAGGTAGCAGAACCCTTATCATTGGCTTTGGCAACATTTAAGTACCTTGTGTAGTCTTGTTGCAATGAAGTTGTATCAAAAGATTTGATTTGGAAATATTTAAGTTTAGTCAATATAGCTACAACAGAATCATCTAAAACGGTAGTATCGCTATCGTTTTGGAAATAATTTAATACATCGCCAGCAGTATTTCTGACCCATCCTTTAGAACGATATTCAAATCCTAGATACTCTTGGGTGTTATATGGTGGCCAAATCTGAAACTCATTACCAAGAATACGCCAACGAACTCTAGGCCCTGTTGAAATATAACCCGACTTTAGCCATTGCCATTGCTGGGCATCTACTGGGCCAAGCATTTGCCAATGCTTTGTTTTGTCCCAATGCGTATTATCGGTAATAGTTTCGTAATCAGGTGGTAATGGGTAAATAGTCTTACTAAAAGTTACAGAACCGCCTACAGAAGTAGCAGAAGCTAATTGAGTAGTTGTTAAGCTAGTTGAATCAATAACATTATCAACATAGGTATCTTGCGGAATACTTGTGCCTACAATGGAATAAGTATTATCCAGCCCTGCGGTACTTGGAATGTTATTAAGTAAATAAGTCCCATTCGTTGTATCGCAGGTCGTGGTTAGTGCTGTGGTGTAGAAGCGATATTCCAACTCCAATGCTTGCCAATCATGTTCCTTAATCAGGTCATACCCTGCGCGGTTCATCAAAGCCAAGATTTGTTGCACATCCTGACTAGGATTACCCACTACATAAGAAGGCACGGAAAGGTTAAGTTCAGCAGTTACCTGCTGGACTAATTGGAGCATTGTAGATGACATATTAGACTTCCTCTGTGGCTACCGTTTTCTGTTTACGGGGTTTCTTTTCACCAACAGCAGCAAGTATAGCGGCCATTTGGTCTTGCATTTGGGCCAGCTTCGCATCTGTTTCTGCCTTTATTTTAGCAGTTTCTTGCTCTTTTTTGGCAAGTTCTTCTTTTAACCCGTTAATTTCGCTTTCTCGCTTGTCAGTTTCTGCTGCTGTCATAGCTAGATTTAAAAATGCCTTTGCTTTATCGCGAAACGCATAAGGGGACATTCCTGCTGCCATTCCCATGCGCTGTAATTGCTGATCTGATGCTCCTGCAATTGATTCTACGGTATGAAACTTCATTGCGCGTAGTTCTTCAGCCTGCGATTTAGAAACTAATGGCCATTCTGCTACAGGAGTGCCAATAATTTGTTCATCATTTGCGCCTAAACGATTTTGATAGTTAGCCCATTGTTGCGGAAAACGCTGTTTATGGCTATTTAGCACATAAGTATCGATTTCAGTCAAAGTATCGCCAGCTACACAAATATGAACAAAATCAAACTCTTTGTATATTGGTCTGCCAGCTTCTACTGATTCTTGTTCTTGATGTACTGGGCGTTTATAGAAACGAACCTGTAATCGGCTATCTGCATTTTGCTCATCTGATGGTAAAGCCATTTTTAATTCTCCTCAAGGTATTAAGGTAAAAAGTTAAACAAAAAAAGGGCTACCCTTTTGAGGTAACCCTTCGTTTTTACTACAAATTACTATTAAACACTAGCCTTACTAAACCAGCCATAATCGCCTGATGCCATAGAAGCACCTGACAAATATGTACCAGCAGAAGGAGTTGCTTGGAAAGTTGATGCGTTAATTGTGCAAGTTGCTGTCGATACACCGATTGCTGCACCTGCTTGTGCAAAAACATAACGGAAGCCGTCAGAACCGAACACTTCAGCACCTAAAGGGCCAAATGTTGCAATTGCTGTACCAGCAGAGTTAGGATTTGTTTGAGCAGTATTGTAAAGATCAACACCAGCTAGGGGGGTAATTGTAAATGCCATGATAATTTCCTTTTCTATTCGAGTTAAGTTGTCTGATAGGTATTAAGACCCTGTCAATACACCTTGTAGGAAGCTATTGGAGCAAGTTAAGTTACCAGCCCAGCCGTAAAGCTTAACAATAGCGTCTTGATTAATTGACTGACGCTCGCCACCAATAGGAACGAAATTACGCTCTTTGTGTGGGCGCAAGAAAATGTAGTTTGTGTTCAACAAATACATAGTCGTTGCAGATTCTTGTGCGCCATAACCGCCACCCAAGACCACATCAGCCGACATACCACCACCGTAGAACTTAAGGGATGCAAAACCAGCAGCACCTTCTTCAGTTCCTGCAATACGCTGAATAGCTTGCAAAGAAGCAACATAGTATTGATACAGAGTGTTACCAGCAACAATTAAGTCTACTTTGTCTGTACCGCGAACAGATTTAATTGCGGCAGTAGTCATAGCAGCTTGAATTGTAGTAGCGGAAGTAGCACCAGTAGTTGCTTGGTTCTGCCAAAAAGTCCAGTTAGCACGGTTAATACCACCGTAAGTACCTGAAGTAGGTGAAGTTGAAACTGCTGCTGCCAAACCAGTAATGTTTTTACCGCCATTACCTGTACCGTCACCATAGATGTCAGTAGAGATACGGTTTAACAAACGAGCTTCAGAAACTTGCATACGACCATCTAACAGGTCGATGATTGCTTCTTTAGAGCTATTTTGCAACATTTCTAGACCACTCATTGTCACAGAATCAGCATACTGAGTAATGCTGTACTGAGCCGCAGAAATAGGGCTATCAGGAGTGATGTTCAATACCTCATACCCACTATAGCTATTAGCGTTGTTGGTATTTGGATCGTTGTACATAATTTCCTCGCTCGGTTGTTACAAGCTGATCCAGCTTGGTGTAGTCGTTTCTGTTCCGCTACACTCTTTGGCTTCTTTGTGCTACAAGTTATGCCAAAGGTCAGACTATCGCTCCATCGTTTCCCGATGCCCTCTCACTTAGTCGTTCACGGTGGCTTTCGCCTTCCGCCCTGTTGTCCCCTTCGGGAGTTCCAAGTCAATCAGAGAGGGTTCTCACATCTACATTCGACTGTAGAGTGACCCCATTGTTAGTTAAGGATTACGTTACCGCCACTAAAGGGTCTTACGTTACCTTTAGAGTTTAATCTTTGAAGAATTGCGTTATTTTGTGTCAAGTTATCAGCCAGTACACCGCTACGACTTTGAATGGTTGTAGCGATAATATCGGTGATTGCTGAGTTAGCAAATGCCATGATATTTCCTTTATAAAATTAAGTTAAACCCGACCACCCTCTGCATCGGCTAAAGAAGCCATTAACAAAGAGCGTCTATCCTTTGCATCTGATTTAGACACCTGACCGCTAGGAGTAGCTGATCTTGGACTAACAGCAGTTGCTTTAGCCTTTGCTACTTGTTGTGCCTTAGATGCTTGGTTACCTGCCGATTTCAGGAGTTTGTCCTGTTCTAGCTTGTAAGCTTCATCGTTCATACGCACAGCTTTTGCATAAGCCGTTTCTAGGTCTTGGGCTAAACCTCGCTCAAGTAATTGAGCCATATCTTCCCTTACCATCTCAAAGTGCGGAAACCGCGCCTTGTCACTACTTACTCGACTGATTTCTGAGGTCAATCGTGCATTTTCTTCTTGATCTCGTATCGCTGACAGTTGCTGAACTTGTTGCTGTGTTGCTTGAAGTTGTTGCATTAACTGTTGTTGATACGGGTCTACATACTGCTGTTCAGGCATTTGTAAACTATCTTGATTTAATTGTATACCGTAATCTTGTGCAAGTCTATGAAACATCTGCACTTTTTCGTGATACGGTGCTTTTGTTAAAGTCATGTGGGCGCGACCAAGATTATTAATCCAAGCTACTGGATGAATGTTTTGGGCCTGTAATTCAGGTACAAATGGCCCAATTGCTTCGGTTAATTGTCTTGCATTGTCAGCTTCTGCCTTGTAAGCGGATACTCCACGCTTGTATTCAGCTTCCCGTTGATTGGCATATTCGGCAAATTTACTAAAATCTTCCTTTTTTAAAGGTTCGCCTTTTTCCATTTTGTCCCAAATCTCTACATATTCTTTTTTCCATGTAGTTGGGCGCGTAGGCTTTTCTTCAGGCTCATGACTAGTTTCTGCCACCAATTCAGGTTCTTCAGCCGTATCGTCTGTGGTTTTCTTTGATGTAAAACGCCCTTTTTCGTCACGCTTTTCTTCGTTTTCAATTTCAATTGGGTCATCATTTACCTCAATTTCCTTTTCAACAGGGGATTCTAAAGTGCCTTCTTCGGCTTGTTCTAGCGCGGCTTCTAACATTTCTCTACGGTCTAATTCTTCGCTCATGTAATGCTCCTTATCTTAATTTTTCGTATGTTAGTTCCGCAATTTGACGCTTACGGGCTTCTTGGTCTTTTCTTGAAATTTCATGCACTTTTTGCTGCATTGGTACATCATTACCAATCTCAATACAATGATTGCGCTTTAGGTTTTCACGATGTTTAGAACGAGAAGATACCCATTGACCATCAGCCATAGATATATGACCTTCAATGTCGGACATGACCATTGGGGCTTCCCTAGTTTTCATAGCGACTTTGTCTAACCAAGAAGCCTTTGCAGCTTCTAAGCCAATAGTGGGTGTCCACCATTCAATAAAGAAATCTTCATCGCTTTGAACCGCTTTTACATGGTTATTTTCTATCCATCCACAATTAGGGCATTGCATTACATTCTCCTTATTAAATCAGGGATTTGGTCATATTCGCTAGGTCTTAAACACACTACGCTGTCATACCATTTAGCGTTTTTCCAACGCCAGCATACAAATTCTTCTTTAGGAAGCAAAACAATGGTTTTAACGCCCAAAGCACCTGCAAGATGAGCCGTACCTGTGTCTACAGTCACAATTCCCTTCATTGCCTTCATGTGGGAAGCAGTTTGTACCCAGTTTTTCTTCCATCCGTCATTAGGAAGTGGGTGAAATAAGCCATTAGAATTAGGATTTAAGCTATATGCGTCATCTCCGACCATTTCGGCCATGTGTTCATGAGCAATTGACTTAACATAGTACAAAGTTTGTTTAGATGCTTCCCAATTCACCCCGATCTTAGATGGAATGTTGCTAGGAATAGCGTGTAAATAGCCTTCAGAGCCGACTATTTTGTTTTTAGTTACTGGAAACAAGGACTTAACAAGGGGGTGGGTAAGTGAAATGTAATATGGAAGTGACATAGAGCCAATCCAGTAATCAGATTCGACCACAGCACCAGTTTCTAATTCATTGCTAAACACATCTACTGCTTCAATTTGACCCAATAAGTAATGAAGCGTACTTTCTTGCAAAACTACAACTTTTTTTGCGCCTAAAGCTTTTAATGCAGGTAGGAATCTAGCAAACATAATAATGTCACCAAAACCTTGTTCCATTTGGACAGTAATGGTTTTCCCTAGTAGCGATTCACCTCTCCATACAGCCATTTTTAAAGCTGGTGAATAACCTACGGCTTGTTGAGCAACAATGTCAGGATGCCAACGATATTCAAAACCCCTAAAACCAGCTTCGTATCTGCCAGCGTGTAAATGTTCGTAGGCTAGTTTGTATTGCGCGTCTGCACTTAATGTAGAAGTATTAATACGGATTCCTCATCGTCTAATTCCTCTAGGCGTTTGGCTTCCATATACATCAATTGCTCTTGTATAAGAGATTGCTGGTTTCTGTAAGCTACTGCCTCAAGGATGTTATCCCGTTGTCTTTCAAGGTAGCTTATAGACCGTTGTAAATCTTCTGTTTCAGCCAACGGTATATCAGCCTTAACCTCTTGTTTTGATTGTACTTTAGTTTGCTTAACTTTTGCAACAGGATCAATTAAATCCTTAAACGCTTGTTTGCGCGATGCGTTTCCATCTTTAGTAGCTTTTTCTAATAAGCGTTGGCGTTGAGCAATCTTTTGTTGAATCTTTTGGATTCTGCGTAGTTCTTCTTCTGTGTACCAAGCATCATCTCCACCTGCATGACCAGTAGGAATGGGAGCAACATATACCTGAAAGGCATTGTTTTGAAACGCATTGGCTTGAAAAGCAGTTGAAAACACTAGAATGTTCCGCCTGATACCCCTACATACTTAGTAGCTGTAATGGTTGTGCCAGTTATAGCTGCGGCTGTTGTACCGCCAATAGCAGGTGGGCTAGACAAGTCTAAAGTACCGCCTAAAGTCAAGTTTCCGCTAGTTGTTACTGTGCCTGTTAAAGTCAAGCCATTGACTGTGCCTGTACCGCCTACGCTTGTAACCGTACCAGTATTGGAAGTCTTGTTATTAAAGGTAGTCCAGTCTGTGCTTGTAAGGTAGCCATTGACGCTTGTTGTGGCGGCAGCCATAGAAATAGCTGGAGTTGCACCACCGCTACTTACTACTGGGGCTGTGCCTGTTACTGAAGTTACTGTTCCCTGTGGATTGGCAGCAGTAGTAATACTTGTAACACGCCCATAAGTATCGATTGTGATTACAGGAATTAATGTGCTAGAACCAGTTGTGCCAGCCGTTGCCACACCTGATGCAAGGTCAATAACAGGGGTTACGCCACCTGTGCTAGTTATGCGACCAGTAGTTCCACTTACAGAATTGACATAAGTACCTGAGGCTTGTTTGCCATTAAATGTATTCCAGTCCGTAGAAGTCAAGTAACCATTTACAGAAGTCGTAGCGGCTGGCATGGATATTGCAGGAGTATTACCACCACTAGAAACTACAGGGCTTGTTCCAGTAACGCTAGTAACCGTGCCTAAATTTCCTGTAAGTAATACGCCATTGGCCGTTACTGTGCCAGTAGTTGTTAATGCACCAGCGGATGTAATATCCATGATTTTGGTATTAGCAATACCGCCTGTATACCATTGGTATCCATCACCAGTAAATGCGCTAAAGCGACCATAGCCTGTTGAATAGTCAACAACAATACCGTCTGTTGGTGCAGTTCCAGTAAAAGTGCTAGTAGAAGATAAGCCATTGCTGGCAACCATAGAAGTGCCAGTTGCAATACCAAGTCTTGATACGTTAGCTGTAAGAATGTCAAAAGTACCATCGCCAGCAGTTGTTCCACCGATTGCTACGCCATTTAATGAACCGCCAGTAATCGCTACTGAATTGGCATTTTGCGTTGACATCGTGCCAAGACCGCTAACTTGTGTATTGGCAATGGCAATAGTTGTGTTTGTTGCGCTAGTTACTTGACCTTGAGCATTAACTGCAACAACAGGTACTGAATTTGCAGAACCATAAGTTGCCGCTGTAACACCTGTATTGGCGATAGCTAAAGTACGGTTTGCTGATAAATCACCACCACCGCTTAAACCTGTGCCTGCTGTGATTGTGCGTGAAGTGGGTACAGTTCCGCTAATATCTGATTGAGTTAAAACTACTGTACCTGTATATCCGTTTACGCTAGTTACAGCGTCAGTATTGTCAATCTTTTGCCATGCAGAGCCATTATATACAGCCCAGTCACCTATTTGCCAGTCAGTAATACCGTTAAGGTTGGTTGTACCTGCAACGCTTACAACATAATAAAACCCCTTTGTCCCTACTGAAGAAGTTAGTGTTGGGCTATTTGTTGTAGCGTTCCAAGTACCTTGATAGTTTAAATCACCTAGCGGTGGAATCTGACTTAATGGGACTTGACCGCTTGAATCAAGGGTTGCTACTCCGTTTGCTACGCCTGCATCTTTTGTAGATGCCGTACCTAGACCAGTTACATCTGTATTTGGGACAGTAGTTGAAGCGGTCATTGCGGATGTGCCATTGCCCTTTACATAACCTGTAAGGGTAGACGCTCCAGTACCGCCATTAGCTACGGGAACAGTCCCACTTAATTGGTGGTCATCATTCCAATTAGATGGCTGGACAATCGTTGGGTCACCAGCATCAGGAATGGCACTTACAAACTTATGCTTGACTGTAATAGCCATTATTTATGCCTCGTAAAAGAACCATGATATTTATCTCTAGCTTCAATGCCTACAAGCTGTGCAAGCTCTAAATCATCAAATCTATTTCTATACATAGTTTGTTTGTTTTTACTAACTACTACTGTCCATTTATTTCTACTGGCATCCCAACTAACACCTTTTATACCGCTTTTGCTAGTTTTTCTTAAACCAGTATTACAAAGTTGTTCCGACCTTGTAGCTGGTCTTAAGTTTAAAATTTTATTATTTAATGGATTGCCATCTATATGGTCTACTTCTTTAGGCATATACCCATAAAACATAAGAAATACAAGGCGATGCGTTTTGTAATGTTTTTTACTAATAGTAATTTGTCTACGGTCGCCATCAAATGTACCAGCTTCTGTGCCAATTAAATCACTTCGTTTATTTGGCATTGCCTTCCAATACAAATGACCATCTTTGTAGTCAAAATGTTGTTTAATAAATTCTTGAGTAATCATTACTGTACACCAACTATACGACCGTCTTGTCCCCGAACTACCTGTTTAGGTCTATTGTGGTTTTCGTTGATTGTATTGACTAGGTCACTTAAGGCTAATGTCATTTGTTGGTTGCTCTGTCCAATAGCGTCTGCAATAGGTTTAAGTGGATGTTCCATAGACTGTGCCATAGCTTCTTCAGATAAATAGGCTTGTGAGCCATCAGAATCATCTGCGCCAATTCTAGCAACTTCAATCTTAGCACCGTTGTTAATATGGGCAAGAAGGACTTGAGTGTTGCGCTCTGTGTTCATCTTCATTTGCGCTACTTTCATATCCATCTCTGCCTGCTGACGATTACGCTGATCTTCCAATTGGAATTTAAGCTGATTCTCTTGGGCTTGATACTCTTGTTTGGCCTTCTCAAGTTCCATCTGCATCTGCATCTTTTGTTGCTCAAATTGCATGGTTTGTTGAGCTTGTGCTTGACTTGCTTGCATCTTAGCTTTTTCAATCTGCATCTGCATCTGCATTTTTTCTTGTTCAGGTGTAGGTGGTTTAGGCTGACCTTCTTTAGCTTTAGCTTGCTGACGGAACTTATCGGCTGTTTCGTCAATCAATCCTTCCATTCCCTTACCAGCTTTAAACGCTGTTACGCCAAACTTCAGCATCTCCATTAATAACGGAGTAAGTTCAGGGGATTGTGTAGCTACTGGTAGGGCGGTTTGCATAAAGCTACTGACTGCGCTTAAGAATTCAATTCTGTCTTGCTTTTCTTGTTGCTCATCTTGAAAAATCATTGAATCGCTAGTGACTTCTATGCGGAAGTTTTTAGCTGCTTCATCACGCAATAACAATAAAGCCTGTGGAATCAATGGTTTATCTGCATCGCTTAATTGCATTGCACCACTAATCTTAACAATTGTATCGTCTGTAAAGTGATTACAAATGACCTGTGCTTTGATACACAATAGTTCTGTTGCAAAGTCTACTACTGCGTGTTGCATAGTCTTTAAACGACCAGCAGCATTGTTAGACTTAATAATTTGTGCGCCAAGTGTTTCATTGGGGTCGGTTTGTCCGCGCTGAATGTCAGCAATACCCATAATCTCGTAGATTTGACCCTTTACTTGCTCCATAGCTTGATAAGCCATAGTCAAAGCAGCAGCAATAGGTTGAATGTCTACAAGGTTAATAGCACCAGCCATACCTTGTTTCTCAGCAAACGCGCCCCAATTCTTAATTGGAAGCAGGGAATTGTTTTCACCTTCTGTAAACAAGCGTTGCAAACTAGGCTCAGATGCGTCATAAACACCCCGAACTTTAAGTGCTTGAATGAATCCATCAATACGGTCAGCCAATGTATCTAATTGACGCGCTTGGTCTTGGTACAGTACAAAGTCAGGGATTGGAATTAACGAATCCGTAGTCAATGTAGAAAATAAAGGTTTAGGACATGGCCAAAAGTTTTCAAGTTTTAGCGGGTCTGCTCTTGTGTCTAAAATTTCACCCATAGACTTAGATAACCAAATAACTTCGCCTGAAGTTTTATCCCATATCTCGTATATACAAGCTTCTTTTGCGCCTTCACCCATCTTTTCATTAAAAGACTTAGAGGTGTCAGGTTTTGTATCAAGTGGTATACGACCACCCAAATCTTCGCCAAAGCGTTCAACAAGGGCAGGTCTACCCATATAGACTTTACGCCAACAAGCTGTTACTTCTTCCCATGTACGGGCAACAGTCAGCCCGAAGTCCCGCCAATGCACATAATCGACTGGCGCACATTCGTACTCAATGCGTTCTTGATCTTCACGATATATACCGCCTTCGGTTTCAGCTTCGTCAATATCTTCAGTAATTTCTAAGCCATCTTCAGGCATATCCATGTTATCGGCTTCGCTGCCAACAATATGTGGTTCATAACGAACCCAAGCAGTACCGCGCCCACCAAGCAAACGGTCATTAACTGTTTGATTCATAGCGGATTTGTAGTCACCATAATGGGTGATTTCGTACTCTAATGCGCGCTCTAGCATCATAGATGCGACCCTACCTATCGGATCGTTATCACGAAACCGCCTTGATACATCGGGTCTAGGTAAACGGGCAAAGATAGCTGGCTGGATAGTCTGTACATTGCTCCACAGAATATTAAACTTAGCATTAGGATTATTCCTAGTACGGTTGTCATCACGATACCGCTTAACAATCTTGTCGGCTCTGCCTTCCCATTCTTTAAAGGTGCGCTCGTACTGCCCGATAGTGTTATACCAATCTTGGTAATCGTGTTCCATATTTATATCCTGCGGTGAGTTATTTTGGGGGTTTCTTTCCACATCTCGTTAAGCGTTACATCCGTTTGTCCGACATGAAGTCCCTTAACGCGATTGTCTTTGAGGATAGGGCTGTCCTCGTTTTTCCATACAATTGAGAGATAACGGAAGGCATCGGCAGAGTGGCTTGTCCAATCATGCTTTGGGCGGTCATTAAAACACTTCTTATCATCATTCCATTCCCGTTGATATTGGCGTAAACATTCGATACCTTCTTCGCATCTATTATCAAACCAAGCGCGAGTTAATGCAAGCCTTGTTGCCTGTATTCCATCCTGAATTGACAGGTTTGGAACGATTTTTAGATGTTTTATGTCGATTTTTGTCGCAATTTGTTCGATTATGCTCTTACCACCCGATGCCATAGTTTTTGCTCTAGCGTCATGTGGCAGGTAATGGTAGCCATATTTGTAACCAAACTCATCTTCTTTTTGTTGCAATAAGCCTGTATAAAATGGCACGGCTTGACCGTTGCTAGAGTGGTGATCTAGTACCCGTATCTCCCCATAGACCACCTGAAACCACCAAATGCTAGTGGAATCATTGAAACCCAAATCCCATGCAGTATGGCAAGGAAACATAGGGTCATAGTCAACAGTAGTAATCCGTTCCATATCCGTGATCCTACGCATTTCTTGACCATAAAACGCTCCTAATATAGCTGCTTCAAATGAACACAGGAATTCTTGCTCATATTGATTATCCGACATTGTGGCTTGAGCATCTTTTAATTCAGCGTCAGGTAATAGCCCTGATACATCGGCTCTAAGTGTCTTAACATACCAGTTAGGGTTCTTTTGGGCTTCGTTATAGATGTCATAGAACGCATTATGGCCTTTAGGAGTGCCAATAAAGGTAGCCCAGCCTTGTCTATCAGTAAGCAATGGCCGAACAATCTCGCCCCAAAGTCTAGGTTTCATATCGGCATACTCATCTAGGACTACGCCATCTAGGTATAAACCCCGTAATGCGTCAGGATTGTCTGCACCGAACAAGCGAATCTTAGCCCCATTGACCAGTTCTACCCATAATTCAGACTGATTAGCTTTAACAATGGCTGGCTCTGCATATTTAAGAAGATAGTCCCACGCAATGTTTTTAGCTTGAGCGTAGTAAGGAGCAATGTAAGCGTATCTACCATCAGGCTTCTTGTCCATTATGGCTCTACGAATTGTGTCGGCAATTGTGGCACAGGTCTTACCTGCCCTACGATGACAAACTAATACAGCCCAGCGTTGATTTCTTTTATGGAAGTCTAAGAACGCATCCCTTGATTTGTAGGGATATTCGTACTTCTTTACTATCTCTTTCAATCTAGGAACTTGTGTTCGTGTATTACTTTCATTGGCTGTTCTTCATCACCTGAATGTTCTGTTCGGGCCAACTTAGGAAGGTGGTATTCCATGACGCTCTGCAACATACCAAAAGCTTTTTCAGGATTAGGCAAAACAATGAATTTATCATCATCGTTTTTAACGCCATCAGCAACCTGTTCTAGCCACTTTTGCATACTAGGGGCATTACCATCAACGAACCGTGCAATCGCTTCTCTAGCTTGGCTAGTGGCTTTATTGACTGCTCCTGCCTTACGACCTACATTAAGGTTAGGGTGTTCGCTATTTTTCGCTTGTTTATCGGGCATACCTTATCCAAGTGGTTGATTAAGATAAGTTAATTCTACTCTATTTTGTCGATTTGTTGTTGTATTAGCTCTTTACGACTAGGCGGTGTAGTCATGTAAGACTTGAGAGCATCTAATGATTTAAGCTGTTCAGGGTTATATGCCAATGCTTTGTTGATTTCTTCAGGCCATTGACCTACTGTATATCCACGCAATGCTGAATCAGTAGCATTTTTAATGGCATCTGTTTCGGGGCGGCCTTCATCCAATGTGGCTTGGTAATCTAATGCGTGTTCTTTTAATGTATTTAGTTGTTCAGGTGACCAAGACTTTATTAATGTTTCCCTAGTCTGATTAGCCATAGGATCAATATGAAGCATCTCCGCGGCTAAATCATGGTGCGTAAATTGGTCAGGTTTAAATACTTCTACGCCCACTCTATCAATTGGTAATGCTTGATGCTTATTAAAGCCACCTTCAGGTAATGGCGCACCAGCTTCACCTACTGGATATGTTTCAGCAAAACCCCTATTTTCGGCAGGATTTACCACTACCATAGGATTGTGCCTTGCAACAAAAGGATATGCTTGCGTTGCTTGATTAAGCAGATTTGTTGCGTAATCAGCCATTACTTAACTTCTTTATCCAAGTCTTTAAGCTTGTTGGCGATCATCTTTCTACGGGCAATACGGTCAGCTTGGTTCTTTTCTAGCGTAGTTTCTTTATGATTACGCAATAGAGCGTCTTCTTTCTTGTATTTGCGTTCCATCGGCTTCATTCTTTTTCTCCAATGTACTTATCGTATTGGGATTCTAATTTGGCTTTACGGCTGCCTTTAGCGTATTCGCGTTCAGTATTCAACGCAATAGCAGTAGCTTGGGCTACACTTTTACCCGCCTTTTTTTCCGCTTTAATGTTTTTGCCTACGGATTCTTTTGAACCTGATTTGTCGAGTGGCATATTAACCTTTGAATTTTAGTAAGTAGATGGTGGTATCGATTTCTTGCGCGATATTATCGATCAATTGAACAATCTCTGAATCTTTTGGCAATTCATAACGGGCATCTTTTACAAATGCTTGTAATGACTGTAGATATGCCAACGGTTCTTTAGGCTGGTGGTATGTACTAGGAAACTGGGTAATCTGACCATAAATGCCAAAGTAACACTCAGCCAATTCATCTGTGGCTTGAATAATACTCTCGTAAAAATGTCCGAGTGTCTTATGTTTGGCGTAGGATTTGGTAGCCCAATGAAAAAAGTGAGTGTTTGTCCCCGCGTGGAGCAAAGTTGCCAAAAATAAAGCCATAGATTTTTCCATAATCTCACCTAAATGTAGGGCCATAAGCCCAACTGACTGCTGTATAACGAGTTCCATCTGTTACAGGTAACACTCTATGCTGTAAAAATGACGGAAAAACAACAATATCTCCCTGACATTTTAATACATTTTCATCTTTATTTGATTCTATTTCAAGCTTGCCACCTTCAAAATTATCATTTAACAAGATACTGATAGACAGTTTTCGTTGCTCATTGTTTACAGGTGCTTTGGAATCCATGTGCCAGTCATAGTGACCGCCTAATCCATATTGGGACATTTGTACCTTTTCAAGTCTTTGAATGTTATATCCCCAGTATTTGTTAGCTTCTACAATATAAGATTGAATAACGCAGCCTATAGGGGATAACAGTTCTTCCCAGTAAATGTTAGTAATTCGGGCATTTTTGTCTATTTCGTGGTTATTTTTATCCACTTTAGCGGTATCAGATTTATCCCAATCTATTGATTTAATTAGGTATTCGCAAAATTCTTTGGGTAATGCTTTTTCAAATATATGAAAGTGTTTATTTAACACGCTGAATTACTCCTAATGCGCGGATTGCAGCATCTATGCTGTCTACCCTACTGATTGGCCCACCTTTCCATTTTCCCATAAAGTCAAGCTGGTCAGGGGTAAATTTAGCTTTGGCATCGCGCTTTATTTCCATAAGCAAGGTTTCGCCAGCAAATCCCACCAAAAGATCAGGACAACCGTGTTTCATTGCAGCTAAAGAAACAACAGTAGCACCAGCATCTCGTAAAGCCTTGACTATTTCCTTGTGGTTTGTATCAATTCGTGCGTATGTCATTGATTTTCAATTAAAATAGATTAGTATTAGCTAACTTTACACCAAAAGGCAGGTTATGGCACAGAAACCATTGTCACAAGCTGAAATGCAAGAAGCTTTAAATGCTTATGCAAAGATGGGAAGCAAGACTGAAGCCGCCAAGTTATTAGGAATCAATCCCAATACCTTTAATACAAGAATCAGGGTAGCTAAGTCTAGTGGTCTGCAACCCACAATCAAAGTAGCCAATAAAGAACTGACTGAACTGCTAGAAGCGCAGGATAAGATTAGACAGCTTGAGTCTATGCTTAACGGTCAAGAAGAAGAAAAGTTGACATCGGACTATATCAAAAAAGTGATATTAAAGATGTCTACCGCCAAGACTTCTACACCCAACTGGCTAGTTAAACCAGTTAAGGGAAAGACAGTAGCAGGAATACCGACCTTATTTGCTTCAGATTGGCATTGGGGCGAGGTCGTAGACCCCAATCAGATTAACGGGGTCAATGAATACAATGTCGCTATCGGGCAAGATAGGGCTAAGGTAATGATTGAAAAAACCATCGACCTATTAAAAAACCATGTAGCACACTCAAATTATGAGGGAATTGTCTTTGTGCTGGGTGGTGACATGGTATCGGGTGACATCCATGAAGAACTGATGGCTACAAACTCGATGGAAATCATGCCGACAGTCTTAGATTTGTTCGGTGTCTTAACTTGGTGTATTCAAACACTAGCAGATGAGTTCGGAAATGTCTTTATTCCGTGCGTAAGTGGCAATCATGGGCGTAACACGCACAAAATCAGGGCAAAGGGTCGTAACTTCACCTCATTCGATTGGTTACTCTATCAGTTCTTGAGTAAACGATTTGAGGCTGATAAGCGTGTTCAATTTCATATACCCGATGGCCCTGATGCCTATTATTCAATCTACGGACATAAATATCTACTTACACATGGGGATCAATTTCGTGGGGGTGACGGTGTCATTGGGGCTTTAGGGCCAATCATTCGTGGTGACCATCGTAAACGCTCTAGGAACGCTCAAATTGACATGGAATACGATACGATGCTGTTAGGTCATTGGCATCAGTTAATCCAGCTAGAACGCCTTATTGTCAACGGCAGCCTTAAAGGTTACGATGAGTACGCTTACAGCAACAACTTTGGATTTGAGCCACCAAGACAGGCACTTTGGCTGACCCATCCCGATCACGGTTTGACCTTTAGTATGCCTGTGTATGTCGATAGGAAAAAGAAACAACACAATACCGAATGGATTAGCTGGAAATGAAGTTAAATCCTGAAGTTATTCGCAATGCGTATGCCAGCCTTTGTTGTGTATACC